CATAACCTTTGTTAAGACTAGCACCCTTGCCACCGAATAGCCAAGCAAACTCATAATTATATCTAGTCCAAGTTTCAACTTTATTTTCATTGTCGAACCCTTTATGATAAATAGTAATTGGTATATTTTTTGCCATTACTTAACTCCTAAATAAATTATATGTTCGCCATTAACAACTACACCGGTTAAATAGGAAGTTATGGTGTCATTTATTTCTACGGTTTTTGAATTTATAATATCTTTAACTTGTGATGCTTTTACATAACTAACGGAATAACCATCAATACTTTCACTAGCAATATTTCCATTGTCCATTGCGCTTTTAATGTTGCTAATATAATCGCTAATGGTATCAATTAATTTATACAAGCATAATTTAACGGCTTGTGGTATTTCTGTGCTTTCAAGATTTATTAATCTGTTTTGGGTTTTTTCATCAATTTTTCTGCGTGCCTCAAATTCCAATATGTTAAAAGGCACTTGTGATAATGTACCTCCAAGAGTTCTATATTCCTCAAATGTTAGGTATTGTCCATTAAATTCCATAAGTGCCTCCTTAACTAACTATTATAAACTAGCAGTTCCTTCTGGTTTTAAACTTGCAAATGGGAATCTAGTTTCAGTTTCATTTTCTGCATTAACAGGGTTTGGAATTTCCCAACCAAGTCTCATCACAACTCTTAAAGCAACCATATCATCTTGTGCTAGGTTGTAAAGAATTGAACCATCACTAGGGTCTTGAATAACTGCTTCTGTTAATACTTTATAAGTAATATCTTGTCTTATAGCATATACTGCTTGGCTAAAATCACCAACAATAAGTGTTGATTTTGTTTTGTCCCAAACACCATTGTCCATAAATTCTCTACGAACAGAGCCGATTTCAGTAGTGTTTAATGGTTGTCCAGTAGTATCTAACATCATACGGAATTTACCTTTTAATCCAGTACCACCTAAAATACCATTAACATTGTATCCACTTTCTTCAACTTTAACCATAGCATCATTGATGTCGCTGTAAAGTCCGTGTGCAGTTTCACTAACTTCAGCACCAACTGCTGTGATACTAGGAACAAGTCCTGCTCTCCAATCAGTAGGTTTGTCAACACCAAAGAACATAGCGTTGTCAATTTTTCTTGCGAATGCTTCTTCAACTCTTGGTCTAACAGTAGCCCAAATATCGATTGAAGCATCATTTAATAAGTTTTCTTTAATTGGAACAATAACTGCTAATTCAGCAATATTTATATATTTTTTGTCCCATGCTAATTTTGTAATATTTTTTCTACCATTATCAGTTGTTTCGTCTACAAAATATGCAATAGGTAAACTATCTAAAACACGAATTTTAGTTTTATCACTTGTAGCATTTGGTAGTCTTTTAAACATTGATAATGCTTTTGATTGTCTAATTGTACCTTCAAATATTTCATTTGCAACTTGAGTTTCAATTAGAGCGTCAACATCGTTTCTAACGATTCCTGCCATTTTAATTTTTCCTTCTTTCTATTTTTTTATTTTTGACTTGCACCACGCAAAATGTCATTCATAATGTCATTTGTCGTTTGTGTGGGTGTGCCACCACCGTTCAAATTAGGTGAAGTTTGAACTTTTGATATTACAGTTTCACCAAAATATTGAGGATTGTCCTTTTTATAATTTTCAAGTGAAGTTGCAAAATCTGTTTCATCATTAACACCTTCTTGAACTTTACTAATAACAAAATCTTTAAATTCCTTTTTTACATTGCTTCCATTCATTTGAAGTTCTGCTTTAAGGTTTTTGTTTTCATCTGTTATAGTTTGCAAATTTTCCAAAGAATTTTTGTTTTCATTAATAGTGTTGTTTAATTCTTCAATTTGTTCCTTATAACCAGACACTTCATTTTTGTAGTTCTCAACTTGTTCTTTCAAACCAGTCAATAACTTTCCATGTTCGGCCATAATAGTATCAATTGTTTCACTATCTAACTCCAATCCTTTAAGAAATTCTCTCATATAAATCCTCCTTCTTCGCTTTTTGTTCGAGGTCGCGTCCTCGTGAAAGAAATTTATTTTTGCGATATACCGTCATCGCATAACGAATTAAATGCTTTCGCACTTTATTTAATTTTAACATTATTTTTAATTATTGTCAAAAACAAAAAGGAACCTATTCTTTAAGTTCCCAATTTAATTTATTACTTTTATATAAATTATCTTTTGCTTTTAACAATTGTAAATTAGTATAATGGTTTAATTTTATAACTTCTTCTTTATTTTTGGCTGTTGATAATGGAATTATATGGTCTATATGAACCTTTTCTTTGCCATCCCATTCACAGCCATAATTTTGTTTATATGTTTTTAATAAATAATCTATAAAAAAATTATAACTACAACATAAAATTTCTTGTGAATTATTATTCTTATCAAAACCTTTTCTATAAAAACTACAATAAATCATTTTTCTAATTTCTTTTTTAAACTTATATAAATAATCATTTTTTTCTCTTTCTTTTTCATATTCAATGTTATCTTTTATTATTTTTCTTTTATTTTTTTTATAATATTCAATGTTATATTGTTTATTTTCATTTCTCCATTTTCTTTGCCATTCTTTTGTTAATTCTTTATTATTTTCTCTATACTTTTTTGAATATTCTAATTTATATTCTTTCTTTTTTTCATACCATTGTTTATTATATAAATTTTCACATTTTTTGCATTTATTTCTATATTTTCTAAATTCAATAATATCTTTTTGCAAATTACAGCATTGACAAATTTTTGTTTTCATAAGCACCTCCGTAATAAATGCTTGTAAAGGAAGTGATTACGGCACTTCCAATACAAAAATATTATACCATATTATATTTTAAAAATAAATAAAAAAAAGTGCAAATGCACTTTGTTATTCTTCACTCATTTTTATAAAACCTTGTAAATTTAATTTTGTATTTGGATGTAGTTTTTTATATTCTTGAAATGCTTTTTTATATGCTTGTTCTAAACTTGTTGTACCTTTTTCCATTCTCTTATTATTTATATTTCTAATAACTTCATTTTTATATTCTTGATATAAATCTTTTTTACTTTTATAACCAGTAGAAACAATATCTTCGTTTTCTGTTCCATATCTATCTCTTAAATATTGACTATAACCACTTTTTTCTTTAATATTATTATTCATTATTTCATTAGTACTTTTTTCATTATTTTCAAATTCAAATACATTATTATTTCTTAAATGTGAACCAAATGTGGCATAGGTTTCTCCTGTTCTTAAATTTTTGGCATGATATTCACCATATTCATCTTTTGTTATTTCATATCTATCGTCTAAATGCCCTTTATTGCTATTTGTTTCTACTTTAAATTTACCATATCCTTTTTTAAAATCTTTTGGAATAATATTGTTTTCGCCTTTAACTTTTATATTTGAACTTTGATTATTTTCATTCAAGACTTTTTGAAAATACTCATTTGATCTATTTGCTTGTAAATATTCATCATTATTTAATGTATCTACTTTATATTTTTCATAAGTTCTATCATCAACTTCTTTTAATATTGCTTGGCCTTTTTCACCCATACCATATTTGGCTTCAATAGTTCCTTGTAAATCTCCACGAGTAAATTCATCATAATGTTCAGTTAAATCTTGAATAAACGCTTCATCTTCATCAGTAAATTTTTTATTTTCTTTTTGACTTTTAGAACCTTTTTTGAACTTTCCACTTTCTTTCATAGCATCACTAACAGATTGTCCTGTTCTTATAAAAACTCTGCGACCACCTATTGTTCTCCAAACTCCATCTCCATCATCATACTTTGCCATATTTTCCTCCTTTTTCTATATAACTATATTATAACATTTTTTTTGACTTTTTGCTAGTCTTTTTTTTATTTTCTTTTTTTGGCTTTTCTTCAACTGCAAAATCTTTATATGGGTCATCTAATAATTCATTTTCTTCTTTTAACTCTTTTTCTGGTTCGACTTCTACAATTTTAACAACAACTTTACTTAATGGATTATTCCCTGTTAAATAATCAGCCATTTCTTTACTACATTCAAACTCATCGCCAACATATAATGTGCCTTTTGTATCAGCATTCTTTCTTTTAATATTTTTTAATTTCTCAAAATCCTTTAAAGTAAATTTTTCAACAACTTCACACTTTATCATTTCTCATTCCTCCTTAATATTGTTGATAAACATTATTGTTTACTTTCTTTTTACATGTTTCAATTCTCTTTTTTAATATTGGTATCATTTCTTTGTGTCTTAAATTTTCTAATAACATTAATTGTTGCCCTATATGTTTCCAAGCAGATGCGTCCCATATTTTATTTCTTACAATACTTACCGAATTTGTTGTATTTGTTCTATTCCACACATACAATGATTCTTTTATGTTTATAATATTATTAAAATCAACATTATCTGCTTGTTCATATGACCAAGTACGGTCTTCCATTAAACTGTCTTCTGGAAAATATACAATTTTATTTTTCTTAATAACCCTAGCCCATGCAGTACACCACACTTTATTGTCGCTCAAAAAAAAGTCCTCGTAATTATCATATTGGTGATATTTTGTCATAAACACACCATTTCTATCAATTAATTCCATTCCTAATAAAGCCATGTCGTGCCCATACAACCGATTATTAATTATTTCTAATACTTTATTATGTTTCCACCAATCATCGCTGTCTAAAAAGCAAAAATAATCAAACTCAAAATTATTTAAAGCATAATCTATTCCTACATTTCTGCTTCCACCATTATATCTTTTTCTTTTGTTTTGTATCAAATGAATTAATTGTTTCAATGCTTGTATCTGTACTCACATCATCAACTATTATCAATTCAAAGTTCTTGTATGTTTGATTTAAAATGCTCTCAATACAATTTCTTAAAAAAGATTTTCCGTTATAACTGCCATGGTCATTATTGCAATTAGGAACTATAATCGCAAATTTATAATCAATTTTTTCTGGCAACTTATTCCAATCTTCTTCTGGTGGTTTGCTTTTCTTCATACATTCAATTTCATAATCGGTAGTGTTAATATCTACAAACCCACACTTCTTATAATTCAAACAATGCAGACCGATTTTTAACAACTCGTCAAGTGGTTCATTATCAAATAAATAAACATAATCGTTGCTATCTTTTTTAATAAATTTAATCGTATTTTTATCAACAGCGATTTTCATATTACCACCAATTTAATTTTATCATACATATAAAAAGAATGCAAAACTGCATTCTAATCAACAAGCCAAGCACTTTCAACTTGCCTATTTTAAAACTTTTCTATGTGTTCCTTTGGTTGAAATAGTTAATGCTTGTTCTAATGTCCAACCTCGTTTTAATCTATCACATAATGTAGTGTGCTTTATTCCATATTCATCACACCATTGTTTAGCAGTTTGTGATTTACCATTAAATGTGTATATAACATTATTTGTTTTGTGATTAGATTGAAATTTTGGTGTTGACCATCTGCAATTTTCAGGGCAATAATCTTTTTTGTTATCAATTCTATCTAATGTCAATTCTTCACTATATCCATTATTTATAGCCCAATTATAAAAGTTTATAAAGCCTTCTATATGTTTCCATTCTTCACATACTTTTATACCTTTACCACCATAATTTTTATATTGATTAGTAGATGAATAATAACATCTACAATACATACTGTGCCATATTCTATGAAGTCTTGTTTTAGATAATCCATGTTTTTTAGCAAGTTTATTGCCTTGCAAATCAATTCTTTTTCCCATAATAAAAATACCTCCCACAACAAAGTATTAGAGGAGCAGTTGTGGTACTCCTCTATAAATATTATATTATATTTTCCATATATATTCAATTTTTTTATTAGTGCAGTTCCAAGTGTCTATAATATAACCATCAACACACGCTGTTATATGATTATTAGTAGTTATCAAATACTTGCCAATAGGATGATTTTCTGCAAATTCACGTATATATATTTCTTTATAAGGTATTCTTTTAAATTTTTTATCTAAAAAGTTTCTTACAAATGTTGCACTGTCCATCATATAACCTTGTTCCATTGCACTTTTACACAATTCTTTATATGCTTCTTTCCATGTCATATCCATAACTATTGAATATGCTCTAGGGAAAGCAGTCATCAATAAAATTATTGTGACTATTAGCATTATAGAAATAATATCTCATACTATCTCATGCTTCTTTGTAAAGTTTCATTTAACATTTGCTTTTGTTGTGGTGTGTCTGCTTCTTCATGCAATACCATAATAAAATCTTCTAGTGCTTTTATCATATAATGGAATGATT